AATATTAAGTACAATGAAGAAACCTAAAAACTGGTGGTATGTATGGAGCAAATCTCTTGGTGAGAAAGCATCATCCTGCAATAAAACATCGGATAAGGTTGCTATTGTTCGCACAATTATCTTTGCAACTTATCTGATTACCAATATGTTTATCGTTGCTGGTGTGATAAGACACTGGAATGACGTGCCATCAAGAACTGAAGCCTCTAAAGTGCTCCAGTAGTGTAGAGACAACCACATTTCACATGTTTGATGAACTTTGGCAAGAGATTCAAGATGCTCCTGGCGAGATCTTCGACATTCCTGAGATGAAAGAATGGAACGATGATGATTCTGTTGATTTCGATGATCTCTCATTTGGGACTCAAATAGAATCTGAGTTCGACTTCTGACACTTTAATTAGTGTCACACTGATCTCCTATTTCCCACAATTTTATCCTACATTAGACAAATGACTGACACTGTGAACGTGCTGCCCCACCTGAAGGAACTCCGTGAAACTTGGAGGCGTCAAGATTTCACCTTTACCAAACAACAACAGGAAGAATATGACATCTTGATTGCTGCTCGTCGTGAGCGCGTTAAGTATTTCTATGCCAATGGATTGGTATCTAAAGGTGGACTCCGCCCGAAAGAAGATGACAACTAAATAAGAAGAGGTAGATATAGAAACAACGATGAAAACTTTTCGGGAGTTTATTTCTGAAGCATACGATAAAGATGTAATGCAATCTTCACAAATTCGCAGACAAGGCGAAGGTGGAAGAGTCGGTGCTGAAAGAAAGAAAAGTGCTCCCGAAAAGCGTCGGATGAAAGCAGCAGGCGGCGGTAAAATGGTGCCTGCTAAGGATTACAAACCTCGCAAAGATATTGGAACTCAGCGTAAGACAGAAACCAGAGTTCAACAACCTGAAAAGGAGAGAGGTTCTGCTGCTCTGTCACCCAAAGAAGCACAACGTAAAGCATACTTAGAACGTAAGAGAAGAGAAGCAGGAGAGAAAACAAAGACTGCATCTGAACTGCTTGCGAAGAAGAAAAAGACTGAAGTTTCACCAAAATATAAACCACAAAAGACATCTGGTTATAGTAGAACTGAAAGACAAAAATTGATGCGTCAGGGTGAAAGAGAACTGGAGAAGAGAGTAAGAGAAGCAGAAGCAGAGAAGCAGAAGAAGAAACCAAGTGAAGTTAAGTTGAAGAACTTCTCAAGAACTTGGGCAACTAACAAATAAACTGAAGCCTCTAAAGTGTCTCAATAGTATCTGAGACACCCCTACAATCGCCTACAACATCATGCAAACTGTGACTGTGCCTGTTAGCACCATCGAAACCCTAATTGAGGGATTGCAGTCCGCTGTCAATGTGTGCTATAATGCTAACAGCAAAGAAGAAGAAACTGAGAAGTCCTATCCTTACGCTGTAGGATATTCTGAATCTGTGATGAAGTTTATCATCAAAGATCTGAAACGCATCATGGTTGATGCAAACTGAAGCCTCTAAAGTGTCCCTCTAGTATATGATGAACGCAATGCAAATCACTCTCCGTCCTCATCAAGAACGTGCCGTTGCTGCTATGCAGAAGCACAAGAAAGGACAGATCATTGTTCCTACTGGTGGTGGCAAAACTCTGAAGATGATTACGGATGCACGGAATCTGATCAATCAGCAACAATCTACCACGATTGTTGTTGTGTGTCCTCGTATTCTTCTGGCAGAGCAACTGTGCAGTGAGTTTCTGGAAGTTATTGATACCAAGAATGTGCATGTGATGCATGTTCACAGTGGTGAAACTCATCACTACAGCAGCACCAACCCTAAGCAAATCCACATGTTTGCTAATGTTGCTCGCACTGCTGGCGATGCTTGCATCATCTTCACCACATACAATTCCCTTGATCGTGTGCGTCTGGCAGACATTGAGGTGAATACGATTTACTTTGATGAGGCACACAATAGCGTCAAGCGTAACTTTTTTCCTGCCACTGAGTTCTTCTCTGCTGCTGCAGATCGTTGCTACTTCTTTACTGCAACTCGCAAGACTTCGGTGACTATCAACAAACCAGGCATGAACGATGTTGATGTCTATGGTGACATCATTTGCCGCGTTTCTGCACCTGAACTTGTGGAGGGCGGTTACATCATTCCCCCTAAGATTCAGGCAAAGCAGTTCGACATTCACAAGGCAAAGCAGATCAATCCTAACATCGACTGCGCCAATGTGTTGGACACCATTGATGACACCGACACCAAAAAGATTCTGGTTTGTGTCAAGACTACCAAGCAACTTATCAACCTGATGAGTCACACTGACTTCTCAGTTCAGCTGCTGCAACGCGGATATTCCTTCCTCTACATTACTGCCAAGACTGGCGCAGTTATTGATGGCAAGAAGGTGAATCGTGAGGAGTTCTTCAACACTCTCAACGCATGGGGCAAAGATCCTAGCAAGAAGTTTGTGGTTCTGCATCGCTCGATTCTGTCCGAGGGTATCAACGTCAGTGAACTGGAAACTGTCATCTTCCTCCGCAACATGGATGTGATTGAGATGACTCAAACCATCGGACGTGTGCTGCGTTTGGGTAGCGATGGCAAGAAGTTTGGACTCTGTGTTGTTCCTGTCTACTCGCAGGTTGGTATTGCTACTGAGCGAGCATTGCAGAACGTTGTTGACACTGTGTTCGAAAAGGGCGAACTGCTGGACTCGGTGGTGAGGCGGTGAGTCTCACCCGAGACTCATGTGCTGATCAGGAGTAAAACCCTGATTTTTCTTCAATTCTACCTGAAGGGTGTCATAGGTCATCCATCGCAACAAAAACGACGATTTTTTCAAAAGTGTAACCCAGGGCTTGACATCCCTACCCAAAGATGTCATAATTACAACAGCAATCAAACCGCATACGCATATTGATTGCTCCCTAATGTATTTTACGCAGGATTTACCCATGAGCTACGAACTAACTATTGAAGGTGTGCATCAAATTCCTGGATTCAATGGAACTGGTGTTATCAACCTAGAAGATTATATTACAAAAAAAGTAATTCCACCTACTATAAAGGGTGGGGAGTTTTCCCATGTTGGTGTGTTGGACCTTAACACATTAGAGGAAGACGATGATCGGTTGCTTAATATCGGTATTCGTGAAGAAGGAAATACTGAAGAGCGTATTCAAACCTTTGAGAATAAATTTGAGGTTGAAGGATTTAAGACAAAAGATCCACCCCCTATTGTTGGAACTAATGGAGATATTCGTGACGGTCGTGGTCGTATTATTGCTGCGAAACGTCGTGGAGAACGCTATATCCCAGTCTATTACTATGTCATCACTGATGATTCTCTGAAAAGTAAGATTACTGATGGATTAAGAGAGAATCTTCGTCATGATGTTGCCTTTGGTGCAAATATGGAATCGGTGATTCTTGGTTGTTTGTTCTTGATTAAGAAAGGAGAACTTACTCTGTCTGAGGTTGAAGTTCGTCAGTATCTTCATACTGAACTAAAGATTCAAAATCACTTTGCAACACATAATATCACAAAGATTGTTAATTCTATCTTGAAACGTGGTGTTGGTGGTGGTGATCCACTTGTTTTAGTTCAAGATTCTTCAAAGTGGAAAGAATGGTGTAAGAAAGCAGGTGTAGTTGTTGACGGCAAAAAAGTAGTTTTGCTGTCCGCAGATAATGAAACTTATGCCTGGCGCGGATGGTGTCAGCATATTCTCCCTGCTATTGTGAAGAATGACCAACCAATTGAAATCATTCCTTATAGCAACAAGCATATTCCTTCTGAAGCAAAAAAGAATATCCAAAACTTCAAAGCAGAACTTAAAGTTATGCTTGATGCATCATATTTGATGGTGGAGAAAGATTATGCCCCTACTTGGCCCATGGGTAATCTGGAACTTCCTGTAAAGAATGTTCCTTACATCTGCTATCGTACTATCCCACAAATCATCGGTAAGCACGATTCTGCTCGTAAGGGATATCGCTTCATTGACATTGATAAGTATTGAAATGAAAGAAGGATTTATTGTGGGCAAAGGGAATTATGCTGCTGTGCCCTATGGCAATCAACTGATGGTAATTTGCAATGGGCAGCAACTCAAAGTGTGTAGGACTGAAGCATCAGCAAGAAAGTTCATTGATGACCACAAAAAAGGTAAATCAGTAGCGAAACTTCCATTGGATTAAAATAGCTCACCTCCAAAGTGTCCTAGTAATGTAAGACGCATCCACTCTATGCCTCGCGCTCGCAAGCAAACTGCAAATGTTGTTGAAGTATCTGCTCCTCAAGTTCTGATTACTCGGGATCAATACTTTCAAGATATTAAGGTTCGCTGGGAGATTCATCAGTATGAAGTCAACAAACTTCGTGAAGATGTGAGCAAGTTGACTGAAACTGTTGCTCCTTATGTGAAAAACGCACTTGATTTTCTAACTGAAAAGTATCAGCAAATCAGTGCTAAGTATGCCACTAATTGAAGTGGAACTCTGGACTCTTTGAGTCCTTTTTTTGTGGTAGAATTAAAGTTACTCACCTTCAAAGTGTCCTTATAGTATGAAGACTAACGCAATGCAAAACAAGCATCTGGAACACCCTGAAGATTGCATCCTAACTGGTGATCTTTCAGTTCTTGATTGGTTCTCTGAATCTGATAGTTTCATCAGCACTAAGATGGATGGTGCTCCTGCTATTGTTTGGGGCACTAATCCTCAGAATGGTAAGTTCTTTGTTTGCACGAAAGCAGCATTTAACAAGAAAAAGATTCGTCTTTGCTATAACGAAGATGACATCTTCACCCATTTTGGTGGACAACCTCGTGTAACGCAGATTCTCATCTTCTGCTTGGATTTCCTGCCTCGCACTCAACAAGTGCTCCAAGGTGATTGGATTGGTTTTGGTAAAGGGTT